GCCGTGCAGCTGCGGTACCACCAGCACGCGCGGCGCCGCCAGGTCCTGGACGATGGCGCGCTGCTCAATCAGGTACTGGTTCCAGGTCTGCAGGTCCGGATCGCAACCGGCGGTTGCCGCCATCACGAACACACGGCGGCCGTAGGTGTTGTTCAGCATCACCGCGGCGTCGTGCATCGCACTCAGCTCGGCGCCGCTGGTCACCGGCGAGGTGATCACCACCGCCTCGACCGAAAAGCCCTGCTGCTGCGAGTACTCCAGGGCGTCCTGCCAGCTGCCGGTCACCGCATCGATCGGCGCAGCCAGGCAGGCCCAGTGGTCGCCGCCGTTCAGGCGCGCCGCGGTGACCTGGCGCTTCAGGTCGCTGTCGGCTTCGCCCAGCGCCGCGTCCAGATCGCTCTGGGTGTTGAGGGGGATCAGCTCGCCGACGTTCGCCGCGGCCGGGCCGATGAAAAGGAAATAGCGCTCGATCTCGGTCACGGCACCCTGGCCGAGGTTGAGATTGTTGACGCTGACTTTGCCGAGTGCCATGCAGTGCCTCGCTAGCGGGGTGAGTTAAGGATTTGTTCGAGCACCTGGTTCACCAGCAGCCGGGTGTCGCGGTCGGAATCCACACCGAGGAACTGGCGCTTGGGCAGGGTGATTTCCCAGCTCTGGGTGCCGGATGACTCAGCGTTGCCATCAGTGAGGATGCGAATCAGCAGGCCGGCCTGCTGGTACTGCACGTGCTCCAGGATCCAGGCCACCGAAGGGCGGGTGAGGCTCTTCTTTCCTGCCTGGCGCACGCGGAAGCCGAGGCGGCGCAGCCGCTTGGCCTGCTTTTCGGTCGCGCCTTGTCCAGGGCGAACGGTGTTCCAGCGGCGCATCTGTGCCGCGGTGCGGCGCTCGCTGTTGCCGTGGTGCTGTTGTGCGGCGATCCAGCGTGTAAGGCCGTTCCGCCAGCCCAGCTCGGCCACTTCGGCGTTCACGCGGGTGATCTGGAGAAGCTTGCCGAGGCCGGCTTCCATCTTCTTCTTGCCCTTGCCGTCGCCCTTGCGTGGCTCGAACGGACTGCCGTCCAGGTTGCGCTGTCGGCGGATGCGCTGGCGGCTCATCGTCCGGACGCGCTTGCCCACGTTGTTCAGCAGCCGGCGGCGCAGCTTCGGCGGCAGGCTCAACAGAGCCAGCTGTTCACGAACGCCCAGATAGCCGCGGGCATCGAGCTCGAAGGTGCTACGCGCCATGGCTGGCCACCTCCCCGTGTTCGGCAATCCACAGGTCGAACGGCACGAAGGCCCAGCGTTTGCCGAAGGCCTCGATCTCGCCGTCGTCGGCTTCGGCCAGGTACTGCGGCTCGATGAATTCCAGGGTCAGCTCAACGTCGGCCAGGTCGTTGTCCAGCTGCTCGATGTCGAAGGTCGGCGCCGGCAGATCGTCGTCGCGGTCGGGGTCGTGGTTCTCCAGCCAGCTGCCGAGCAGGGCCATCAGCCGGCCCGGGTGGTCGGCGAAGCGTTCCATCACGATCACCGCGCGGTAGCGCATATCGCCCAGGTGCAGGCCGTCCAGGTCGGGCTTCCAGGTGAGGTTGAGCGTGACCTGCTCGGCCCAGCTGTCGAGCTGTTCTGGAGCGACCAAACGGCGCTCGAGCAGAAAGGTGGTCAGGGTGCGGAGCTTGTTCACAGCAGCACCGCCGTGATCCGGCCGCGGCCTTGCAGCAGGCGCACGGCCTGTTGGCTGAAAGCCAGGAACTGGTCTTCGGTGGCGGGTGATTCCTTGGCGATGTTCTCCGCCGACTCGCGGCGGTTCACCGTGGCGAACTGCTGCAGCAGGTAGGCCTTGGCGCGGCAGTACACGGCGCGCTTGTACGTCGCTGCGTGAAATGTGCGCTCCGGCAGCACCATAGGGTCTGCGCTTTCCACGCTGGTGACGCCCGCCGCTTGCCAATCCGCCTTGCGCTTGGCCAGGTCGACGTTCACTTCGCCCATGGCGAAGGCGATGCCCTGGGCCAGCAGCTCGCTCAGGTACTCCGCCGGCAGGCGGTAACCCTTCTGGAACTCGGCAACGGAGAGATCCGGCCAGAAGCCGTCGTTCTCTATCGCTTGGTCCACCAGGGTGGTCGGTTTACCTGAAAAGCTCATCGCTGGCCGCTCGAATAGGGCGGGGTGACTGCCATAGGTGGTACTGGCTCAAAGCCGGAACACCTGGGCAGGCCCCGCTGGGGGGGGTAGCTGGTTACTCGGTACCGGTTTCGGCCTGCTGCTTGCGCAACGCCTTCTCGGCACCTTCAAGGCGCGTTTTCACGCCGATTTCTGGGTAAAGGTCGGTGGCCCGGTTGAGGTGCTGAACGGCAGCGGCCCATTCCTTGCGGTCCATGGCCAGCACGCCGAGCAACTTGTGGTAACGGGCCGGAATGCGCTCGAACAGCTCCCAAGGTGCGGGGCGCTCGGACTCGCCGCCTTGCTTGAAGCCGTCCCAGTTGCCATCCACACGCGGCAGCAGCTGCGACACGTAGGGCTCCGGGCTGCGGCCGGCCTTTTGCTCGGCCTCGGCCCAGTCGATCACCTCATCTGCAACGAAGGTCGGCACGTCACGCTTGAAGCGCTCCGGTAGTTCCTGGCCCTGCCCGATTGCGAAGTCCGCCAGATCGAGGCCGGCTTCGAACTGCGCCGTGTCGAACAGCCAGACCAGCACCTGCATCAGCACCGGGTTCGGGTGGTTCAGGCCCGACTCTCGGTAGCGCTGTACGTAATCCAGGTACTTGGGCAGCAGCTCGTCGCGCTTCAGTGCCTGGCGTGCCTCGCGGCTGTTAATGGCGCTGATGCGTTCCAGATCTGCAGCCATCGCGGCAGTCATCAGGGCCAGGTGCTTCTGGGCGTTGGCAGGGCCGGCCAGGGCGGTGGCGGGGGTGTAAACCCGCACACCGGTGGTGGCCGCTGCTGCCGCACCCTGTTCGCGCACGCGGCGCTTATGGGCTAGGGCCAGGCTCATATCAGACGAACTCCACGTTGGCGGACTCGATGGCCGCAAACTTGCCCAGCTGCTCGATCACATAGCCCTCGTTGCGGCTGTTGTAATCCTCAACCTGGGAGCGCTTGGGGTTCTCCTGGATGTGCCGGCGCCAGCTGGTGTCCTGGAAGTAGATCGACAGGTTGTCCCAACTGGTGACCACCACGCCGCGGCTCGGGAAGTGCGGGCAGGTGAAAGTCGGCAGACCGCCGTAGGTGGCAATCACCTGGGCCATCTCGATGCGTTCTTTCTCGGTCGGCGTGTCGCCCTGGGCGGCGTACAGCTTGGCCTTGTCGTGGGCCAGCAGTTCACGGCCGACGATGGCGATCAGGTCGCCGCCGTCGCGGAACTCCTCGTCGATCATCAGGGACACGTCGTGCACCAGGGCGTCGAGGTTGGCGTAGTCGCCAGTTGCGCCGATCTGGATCTTGCCGGCGACCTTGGCACCCTGGGCCAGCACCTGCTCCGGCGCCTGCTCGCGGGCAATCTGCAGCCAGCCCTTGTTCACGTCCTGCAGCAGCGGGTTGGCTACGCGGTCAGTGGTGGCGGCGGCGCTGGTCCCGTTCCAGCCGATCATGATGCGGTCCAGCGCGATCTGCTTCTGCACCGCGGCGGAATAGCGCTGCGGGAAGTTCGGGAACTTGGCCCAGGCGTCGATGCTGGCGTACTTCAGTGCCACGTCGCTGTGGGTTTCGAACAGCTCGTAGCCCTGGCCGTCCAGGCCCAGCACATTGCGAGCGACGCGGTCGGCGTTGCTGGTGTCGGTACGGCCGGTCACCGTGCCGCTGGTACCCAGCATCACCTTTTCGCCCTTGATCTCGCTGACCGGGATCACGTTGATCCGGGACAGGAAGGCGGAGCTGTGGGTGATCTTGTCGTTCAGCGTTTGCGCGTGGGTCGGCGTGACGTTGAATTCCTCGCGCACCGTTTCCACGCCATAGGTGGTGGCGATCGCAACGGCGAGGGCGCTGAATTTCAGGCGGGCTGCTTGGCTCAGGCTCATATCAGTACACGGCCTCTTGCTTGTCGTCGGCCGCGCCAGTGGTGTTGGGCACGTCTTTGCCCTTGCCCTGGTTCAGCGCGGTGTTGAATTTTTCGGTCAGGTCATCCAGCGAGGTTTTCAGGCTGTTGAACTGCTCGGCGGTGATACCGGTGGCCTTGTCGCCGTCCTTGCCGGCTTCCGGCTCGGTGACGGCGGGCTTCTCGGGCTCGGTGGGCTTGGCGGCAAAGGTGGCAGCGCTCGTTTCCAGGCTGGTGGCCACGGTGCCGAGCTTGTCCACCGCGGCGGCGAAGGCCTGCACGGTTTTCGGATCCATTGGGGTGCTCTCGTCTTTGGGGGTTGCGGGGGATTCGGGACCGCCCTTGCCGAGGGCGCTGAACAGACGGGTGAAGAAGGAAAGGGCGGCGGCTTCGTCCGTATCGGGCGCGGCGATCAGCTCGCCCAGCGGCTCGAGGTTGGCGAAGTAGTTGCCCTTCTCCGCGCGGCGGGAGAAGTGCAGCTCTTCGGTGCCCACGCTGGCGGGCTCGTCGGTGACGGCCATACCGCCCAGGTAGGCCTTGCCGGTGTCGGCGAAGTCCGGGTTGATCTCGATCGAGGTGAAGAGCTTTTGCCCTGCCTTGTTCATCTGCAGCAGGTACTCGTTGGGCTTGAGCCGAGCGAACAGGCCGACCTTGCCGCCTTCCACGTCTTCGGCCTTCAGCTCGGCGACGGTGCCCAGGCTGCCGAAGTAGCGGATGTGCTCGTACCAGATGGTCGCGGTATACAGCGCGGGGTCGTAGCTCTCGGCCATGTCGCGCAGGTCCTGCGCGTCGATGGTCCGACCGTCGGCGGTCTTGCCGCTGGTGGCCACACGTTTCCAGTCAGATACAAGGGTGCGAGGCATGAACTTTTCGGCTCTGTCGGGGTTCAGATGCCGCCACCATAGGCACCGCCCAGGTACCCCTCAAACGCTTTGCTTTCGCCCCGTTCCTAGCTGCGAAATCTAGGAATTGCCCGCAATTTATCTGCGCGTTTGCCTCTTTTTCGCCGCATAGACTGCGGCGCATGCCTTACTCCATCGAGATCAAAGAAACCGCCAAGCGCCTGTACCTGCGCCGCGCCAAGCCGCGCGAAATACAGGCCGAACTCGGCTTGCCCAACGTCCGGATCGTCTACTACTGGATCGCCAAGGGCGGCTGGGACGAGATGCTGACGGACGAGGAGCCGCTGACCGCCGTCAGCCGGCGCATCACCCTGCTGCTGGAGAAACCCGGCACGCTGGCCAAGGGCGAACTGGACGAGCTGGACCGCCTCACCACCGTGCGCGAGCGCCTGCTGAAGCAATGCGCCAAGCCGCAGCAGTCGGCCCACGACGCGCCGCGAGAGCGGAGCGAGGACAGAGAGCAACAGGGCGAACGGCAACAGCGGCGGGGCGGCAAAGGTGAACGGCGGGAGAAGAAGCCGAAGAACGACGTCACCGGCCTCTCCGAAGTCGACTTCCTGGAGAAGTTCACGGCCAACATGTTCGGCTACCAGCAGGAGCTGTTCGCCGCCAAGCAGAACCCGCTGACCTGCCGCATCCGCAATGTGCTGAAAAGCCGGCAGGTGGGCCTGACCTACTACTTCGCCGCCGAAGCCTTCATGGATGCGGTGCTGACCGGCGACAACCAGATGTTCCTCTCCGCCAGCCGGGCGCAGTCCGAGATCTTCCGCAGCTACATCATCGCTTTCGCTGCCGAGTGGTTCGGCATCCAGCTCACCGGCAACCCCATCGTGCTGAGTCGCGACGGCAAGCCGTGGGCCGAGCTGCGCTTCCTCAGCACCAACAGCAGCACCGCACAGGGCCACCACGGGCACGTCTACATCGACGAATACTTCTGGATCCGCGACTTCGAGAAGCTGAACAGCCTCGCCGGGGCGATGGCCACCCACAAAAAGTGGCGGAAAACCTACTTTTCGACGCCCAGCGCCGTCACCCACCAGGCCTATCCGTTCTGGTCCGGTGAAGAGTTCCGCAACAGCAAGCGCGGCAAGACGCTCGGGCAGGAGTGGCCCAGCGAAGCGGCCATCCACCAGGGCGCGCTCTGCCCGGACGGCCAGTGGCGCAAGATCATCACCATCGAGGACGCCGTGGCCGGAGGCTGCGATCTCTTCGACATCGATCGCCTGCGCCTGGAGAACGACGAAGACCGCTTCGATCAGCTCTACATGTGCAAATTCATCGACAGCACGCAGAGCGTCTTCAGCCTGGCCGACCTCGAGCGCTGCTACTCCGATCAGAGCCTGTGGGCCGACTACGACCCCGACCCGAACGCGCCGCGGCCCTTCGGCAACAGCCCGGTCTGGCTTGGCTACGACCCCAGTCGCACCCGCGACGACGCCACCTGCGTGGTGGTCGCACCACCGCTGGAGGCTGGTGGCAAGTTCCGCATCCTGGAGAAACACAGCTGGCGGGGGCACTCGTTCACCTACCAGGCCGGCCAGGTAAAGAAGCTCACCGAGCGCTTCAACGTCGTGCACATCGGCATCGATATCACCGGGGTGGGCTACGGCGTGTTCGACTTGGTGCGCGACTTCTTCCCGCGGGCCACACCGATCCACTACAGCCTGGAGACGAAGAACGCCTTGGTGCTCAAGGCGCAGGACACCGTCCAGGGCAGCCGCATCGAATGGGACGCCGGCTGGAACGACATTGCTGCGGCCTTCCTGACGATCAAGCGCGGCGCCACCGCCAGCGGCCAGATCACCTACAGCGCCTCGCGCACCGACGCCACCGGCCACGCCGACATCGCCTGGGCGATCATGCACGCGCTGGCCCATGAGCCCCTAAACACCAACAAACGGCGGCGCAGCCGCTGGTCATCACTCGAACAGGTCAGTCATGGCAAAGCGCAAACCGCAGCAGCAACAAGCAACCAACCGGGCGCCCAAGGCGTTCTCGTTCGGCGCGCCGGAATCGGTGCTGGCCGAAAACATGGGCCAGTACCTGGGCGTGTTCGCCAGCGACGACGGGCGCCTCTACACGCCGCCGGTGTCGCGCACCGGGCTGGCCAAGCTGCTGCGCGCCAACGCCCACCACGGCGCCATTCCCAAGTTCAAGCGCAACCTGCTGCTGCGTGACTTCCGTCCCTCGGTCGGCTGCAGCGCGCAGACCATGGGGCGCGCGGCGCTCGATTTCATCGTATTCGGCGAGGCCTACTTCCAGCGCATGCGCAACATCATCGGCCAGGTGCTCGAGCTGCAGCACCTGCCGGCGATCAATATGCGGCGCAAGGTTGGCGGGGGCTTCGTGATGCTGCTGCCCAAGGGGCAGGAACTGCACTTCGAGGAAGATGAGGTGGAGCACGTGATGGATTACGACGTCGAGCAGAACGTCTACGGCGTGCCCGATTACCTGGGCGGCATGCACTCGCTGTTGCTCAACGAGAGCGCCACGCTGTTCCGCCGCCGCTACTACAACAACGGCGCCCACGCGGGCTTCATCTTCTACACCAACGACCCGGACCTCACCGAGGAGGATGAGAAGAAGCTCCAGGAGCAGATCAAGGGCAGCAAAGGGGTGGGCAACTTCCGCTCGATGTTCGTCAACATCCCGGGCGGTACCGAAAAGGCGATTCAGATCATCCCCGTGGGGGACGTCGCCACCAAGGACGAGTTCGAGCGAATCAAGAACATCACCCGGGCGGACGTGATCGCCGCGCACCGCATGAATCCCGCGCTGGCCGGCATCATGCCGGAGAACTCCAGCGGCTTCGGCGACATCGAGAAGATCGACCGCGTGTTCACCAACAACGAGATCCGGCCGATCGCCATGCTGTTTTTGCAGATCAACGCCACGCTGCGCGCCGATCGGCGGGTGGCCTGGAACGAGCCAGTGGCCGGCTGATCTTGTTTGGTTCTATCAGGCGAATTGCCATGATCTAGTGTTTTGGCGCCAGAAAAACACTACAGATAGTGGGGAAGCTGGCAGAATAGGTTCCTAGAATGGAACCCTGGGGAGGGGCGCTATGCGGGTTTACTGCAAGGAGTGTGGCGGCAAAGGGCGCATCGCGTCGCGTGATGAACTGTCCCGAGAGTTCGCTCGGCTGTACTGCCAGTGCCTGGAACCCCATTGCGGCCACAGCTGGGTGGCCAATCTGACCTTCTCCCACACCCTCAGCCCCTCGGCCAAGGCGGTCGACCGGCTGCTTTTCGACCGCTTGCGTGACCTGACCCGCGCCCAGCAGAAGGACCTGTTCGATCAGCTGGGCAGACTGCCCTCGGTGTAATCACCCAGTTTCTCAACGGCCGCGTGCAGCCGGCGCACGCTTGCCATGCCGAACTCCACGAAACCAAGCCGGCCACGCTCGGATAGTTCGATATCCGAAGTTGATATATCAACAACCAGTGATAGCGAATACCCGCACTCTTGCAGTTCCTCGCGTAGTTCTAACAGTGACTCTTTCTTGCTCTGCATGTCGCATCTCCTTGTCCGGCAGACTTCAAGTGCGACGGAGTTTAGGTAGTTGGTTTTTGCAGCGTCAAGCACTTTCTAATTCCAGTGTCGCGACGAAAAATATTTATCAGCAGGGCTGATGACACAGCCGAAACCGTGCTAGGAGGCCCGTGCGACGGGCTCTGTCAGGATTGGTGCCTTTAACGCACCTTTCCTGATTCTGTTCGGCGGATATTGACCAACGCATTATTGCGTTAATTGACGCTATCGTTATTTCTATAACGCGTTATTAAGTAGAAAGCACAAAAGCACAAATGTCCTTTTGATCCTGCGCTACACGGTGCAATAAGTAAGTACCTAAGTAGTTACTTAACGAACGTTTGAGTTGGCTGCGCTTGAGCGTTTGCTAGGGCTGCAGGCAATCGGGTGTTATGCGGGCAATAAAAAAGAGCGCCGAAGCGCTCTTTCTTTTTGGCGATTATTGCCTGCACGTTTTTATGTTATTGCACCTCTTCCATCATCACCACGCCGTAACGGCGCTGGCCGGTTAGGTTCTCGAAGGCCACCACGAACAGGCCGGGCGGCAGCGGAATTTGCACCACGCCGTTGCCTGTGTCGTGCTGTAGCACGCGGGTGGCTTCGACCAGGGCAAAGTCGGAAGGCAGGTCCAGTTGCTCACGCGCCTTTCGCTGCCGTGCCTCAGGTACCGCGATCAGTTGTCCATCGATCAGCATGGCGTTCTCCTCACATGCACATCGGCGCGTTGCTGCCGGTACGCTCCAGGTCCAGTTGTTCCCATGCTGAGAGCACGCGGCCGATCTTGTTGCGGTTGCGCTTCTGCACGCTGAGCATGTCGGCATAGCAGGCCTTGCAGGTATCGCTTAGCCCATCCTCGCTGCTGGCCCGCCGGTAGAAGAATTCGCTGTCGGCCGGCCAGTGCTCGTCGCACTTTTTGCAGAGCTTTTCGGGTACCTCTTCGAGTACCAGGGCGGCAGCATCAGCCATTGGCCACCTCCTCGAGCAGATCACCCGGGTGGGTGAAGGTGGTGCGCTCGCGCGGGTTGAGCAGGTCGGGTTGTTCCTGGAGCCGGCCCGGCGCCAAGCCCAGCTTCTTGGCCAGCGCCTCGGCAGCGTGGCGGGCACCGATGGTGCAGCTCGCCGTCTGTTTCTCACCGCGCACGGTGGCCATGTAGGTCATGCCGGTGAAGCGGGTGCGGATTTCAACGGTCATGGCAGTTCTCCCAGGCTGATAGAGCTGCGTCTATCATTCTGATCGCCTCATCGCCATGCTCCACGGGCCGGCGATCAAGTACCGGAGATGGTCGATCGGCATATGCGTCGAGGTGAAGAATCAGGCTTTCGATTGCACTTTTTGCTGACATTGCCGCCGCCACCAGTCCGCTCTGCTCCTGCTTCGGTGCGGTCTGTGCGACGACGGGGGCGGCGTAAAGGGCAGTCGCGCAGCCTGGCAAGTAATCGGTGGCCATCTCCGGCGAAACCAGCGGACAGTGATGGTCGACCGATGCCCCCTTCGCGTGAACGGCATAGACCACCGGCTGTTGCTCGGTCTGTGCGGGGCGGTGGAACCACGCCCACCTGGCCGCACTCATCGTGTCGGAGTTCAGCTTGAAAACGCACTGGGTGAGCAAGGCGCGCTTAAAGGTCTCTTGCTCATCCTGCGCCGGGGCTGGCTTTACCGGCTGGACCGGCACCATGTTCCGCTCCGGACAGCAGCTCAGCGCGCCGGCCCGTTTGTACAACGCCATCTGCGCGGCGCGGTCGCGGGTTACGGTTCCGCAGCCTGTGCATTCGTAGATGGCCCGATCAGGGGCGTCTTCGGACGTAGGCTTGATGTTGGTGGTCTGCATGGGGCACCTCAATTCAAAGTGGGCGCAGCGGCACGGGGCGCGGCGCAGGGTTGGGCGAGCAGCTTGGTGATCACCGCGGCGTCGGCCGGGCTGAGTTCACCGAGCCGGTGAGCCATGTCGGCCACGCTTTCCAGGCGGATGCGTGCTTCGGCGGTTTTCTGCACCTGGTAGCGGACCAGTGCCTCGCCGACGATGGACGTGGCGGTCACCAATAGGTGACGGGGTGCTGTGGTAGCCTTTGCTCCGCTGCCGCTTGGGTGTCGTGCTTGCATGGTGTTGCTCCTTTGCTGGTGGTCGGTGTCGGGGAGTTGCAGCTCCTCGACACCCTTCTTTTCAGCCCCGCCCGGGTAGGGCGCTGGCCCTCTCTTTCGCTTAGTAGAGCCGCGGGCTGGCCGTGAATACCGGGCGCATCTCGCGCCGCACTTCGAACATCCCCAATTCCTTGCCGTCCAGGTCCTGCAGGTGGACCCGCGTCAGCTCGCCTGGCAGCGCGGTCGGGTGGTGGTCACGCCAGTGGCAGCTCGCGGCCAGCTCGGCCAGCGATTCGGCGGTCATCACCTCGATGCAGGCGATCGGCAAATCGATATGGCCGGAGACGCCGTTGGCGCAGTAGGTCAGGCGCATGGCTGGCCAACCTCCGGTGCCCACTTGGCCATCAGCTGTGCCCAGATCTGCCCGCCGTTCGGCACGCGCTCGTGCACTTCAACTTCGGGGCTGTAGTCCATCAGCAGCACGCACATGCAATCCTCGAACACCGGCAGGTCTAGGCCGCGCAGGTCGGTCAGGTCAAAAGGGAAGTCCTCACCGTTGTACAGGCCCAGCAGGAAGCGTCCGACGGCACGGCTCTGGCCGCTGTCGCGCAGCGCGATCGGGGTGAGCCGGTTCAGTGCCTGCACACCGGCGGTGACGTATGCGGCCCGGCGCTGCTGATAGGCCAGCGCTTGGGACATGGCCTCGGCAATGGATGTCGCCATGGTGTTGCTCCTTTCAGTGGTGGGTGCGGAGTAGGTCGAAGGTGGCGGCGAACACGTCGTCGCCCAGCACGCCGGCGCTCAGGTGGCCGTAGTGCATGCCGAGTTCGCGGGTGATCCAGTGGGTCTGCTCGGGGCGCTCGAGGCTGATCATCGTCAGCAGCAGGGCGCGGTGTGGCAGGTCGAGGCTGTTTAGGGTTTTCAGCAGCGCGGGCAGGGCGCCCAGCTGGGCGTCAGCCCAGGTATTAATGCCGCCTTGGGCAAATGGGAACGCTTCACCGCCGATCAGCTCGGCACCCTTCTTCCAGGCAGAAAAGAAGGGATCGCGTGCTGCAGCGGCGGCATCGTCGATGCGGGCGTACACGGTGCCGACGCGGGGCGGTTGCAGGGGTTGGCTATTCATCGTTGCGGTACTCCTCTCTTAGTTGGTTCAAGCGGCGTCGCATGTCTTCGCGGTAGCCGTCGGGGAAAGTCGGGTCAGCGAGCCATTCGCGGATCTGCCGAGGCGTCCAGCGGCTCAGCATGTCGAGCGCCAGGCAGTCCCGGAGCAGGGCTTCGTCAGTGGAAATCGCTGGCATGGGAAGGCCCGGAAAAGGAAAACGGCGGGTTGACCCCCAAAACGTCTGGAATGTCTGGAATGTCGAAAACCCGACACGGCTGAAACCCGCGTGGTTGCTGGGCTGCGTAATTTTTTTGACATTCCAGTGCTACTGGAATGTTCTGGAATGTCGGGGATTTGGAAGAAGGCGCAAAGCCGCGTCGCACTAGGGCTGCAGGGCGATTCCGGGGCATTCCAGTAATTCCGGATTTACTGGAATGTTCTGGTATGAAAAACATACCAGCGCATTCCAGCGGCATGAAGCTTGATAGAGCCTTGCAAGTAACTGTATTCATTGACTATTCCTTAACATTCCAGAAATTCCAGATAGATTGGGGGAGTACACAGAAACGCCCTCTATCCCTACGCACGCACACACGCACACGTATAAACCCATACACATCAAGCACTTACACAGCACGTTTGAAGATCCAGCAGTTGACCCCCCGCCGTTCGATCCTGGAGTAGATCTTCCGGCTCTCGACGAAGGCGTAGGTGCGGCTCTGCGGTAGGTAGCGGCGCAGTTGGGAGGTGGGGATGGACTCTTGCCCCGCCTGGCGACTGACCTGGTTGAAGTGCTCGAGGTTGATCGCGATCAGGCCTTTCTCGGCGCTGTGGTTGAGGGTTTCGCGGATCTCCTCACGGGTGCCCTCAGCGTCGGTGATGGTGACCACCTGTTCGTTGAGGTAGTGGTAGATCTGCCAGAACTGCGAGGCCATGGGGTGCTCGGCGCTGATGCGCTGCTGGCGTTCCAGCGCGCGCCCATCCAGGTGCTTTGCCAGCTGCTCGAGGTCGCGGTCTGTCCAGTCCGGAAAGAACACCTGGGTGGCCTTTGCCGCCGCCATGATCTGTGCATGGCACAGGGCGATCCGGCTATGGGTCACGCCACCCAGCGAGCTGAAGCGGCGCTCGTACATGGGGAAGGCCTCGAAGTAGCGCTGCAGCCAGGCCTGTTCCTGGCTCAGTACCGTGCGCAGGAAGCCCGACAGGCTATCCACGTCCATGCCTTTCAGCCGCTCGGCCAGGGGCTTCAGCGCGTCGCTGTGGTGGTCCAGGGTCATGTGCAGGTAGACGATCCGCGTGATGATGGCTTCGGATCCGTCCACGCTGGTGTTCTGCGAGATGCACACGGCACCGCGGAAGATCAGCGACTCGGTGTCGCTGTTGGCGCTACGCACGCCCATCACGCGCAGCTTGGCCTTGTAGTCGAACAGCGGCTTGATCTCGTCCCAGTTGTACTGGACGGTCAGGGTGCGGCCCATGCCGTCGGTGGTTTCCTTGTCGGACTCGAGCAGCACGACGGGCAGGTTGCTCACGCCGGCGAGGGCACGCAGCAGGCCGATCGCCGACGCGCCGCTGCCGCTGGGCTTGATGCCTTCTTCATCCTTGCGGCCGACCAGGCGCCAGAGGAAGCGCAGCAGGGTGGTTTTGCCAGAGCCGGCCACGCCAGTCAGTTCCAGGAACGGCCAGCTCGATTGCCGCGCGCGGATCTGCTCGGCGAACAGGGTGCCGGTCCACCAGCTGAGGGTGGCCAGGCCGTTGAGGTTGAACACCGCGCGGAAGTCGGCAAACCAGGACGGGTCGAACTCCTGGCCGCGCACCACCGGGTAGTTGCGCATGGAGGTCTTGAGGCCGTCGGACCCGACGTCCAGAAAGCCATGCTTGTTGACGCCGATTTCCTTGCCCTTTGCGATGCCGAAAGTGGGGTAGCAGTAGGCGCCGCTGACGTCGTCGTAGCCGACGAAGGGCAGCGTGCGAACGGTGCGGACATCCCGCAGCCAGTCGCTCTTGAGCATGGCCAGTACGCGCTCGCCGCCCTCGAACATGCCGCCCGGCGTGCGCTCGAGCAGCGCCTTGGCGAAGCCACGCGGGTCGGTGATGGCATTGGGTGCCAGCGGTTCCTTGCAGCTCTGCCGGGCATTGGGGAAGTCGAACTGGAAGAAATAGCGCTGCTCGCCGGTGACGGCGTCCTTCTCGATGTATTCGAAGCGCGGAATGCAGTTGGCTACCTGGGACAGGGTGGTGTGCTTGGCGAACTCCGGGCTGTGACCCTCGATGTCGTCACCGTCCAGATCCTTCTGCAGCTCGGTGAGGTTCACGCGGGCCGAGTACAGGTGGTTGTTGAACTCCACCAGGAAGAAGCCCTTGGGCTTGCGCAGGTATTGCAGGTACGCCTTCTTCATCGGCGTTTTCGCGCTGAACAGCCGGCCCTGGTAGCAGGCCTCGTCCATGAAGACGTCGTCCAGCTGGCCATCGCGGTACACGTCGTCCCAGTCCCGCTCGCCGGCGAGCGCCACCCAGCCCAGTTCGCGCATGTCGCGCAGCTGCTTGAGGTACTTGGGAATGTAGTTGCGGCCGGCCTGGTCGTCGTCCAGGGCGATCACCCAGGTGACTGACTTGCCTTTGTTGGCCTCGACGATGTCCCAGGGGAAGTTCACGCAGCTGATCGCGGCGATGGCCTTGAAGCCGGCGAGGTGCAGCGCAACGGCGTGGAAGATGCCCTCGACGATGTAGACCCGGTCGCTCTTGTCGATGGTCTGGCCAGGCGGCACCCAGCCGTTGCCCTTGTAAGACATACCGTACTTGATGCCGGCTTTGTCGCCGTCGTTACGGGCCACCGCGGTGGCATCGATGATCCGTTCCCAGTAGCCGTCGCACAGCGGGAAGCGCACCGTGTCCGCCCAGCTCTCGTCCTTCAGCTTGCGCCGCGCCTGGCTGTACCAGCCCTTCATCTTCGCGGTATCGAAGCCGCGGTTGCGCTGCAGGTAGGCGTCGGCGGTGGCGTTGGGGTTGGCCTCGGTCTTGGGGAAGCGCTCGCTCAGGTTTTCGAACAGGTAGCTGTAGCGCTCGCGGGTCTTTTCCTCATACCGGCATTCGTTCTCACGGTTGCACTTGAGCTGGTAGGGCTTGGCGCGGCTGATGAACAGCTTGCGCTCGCCGCAGCTCGGGCAGACGCCCTTCTGCAGGTACTTGTCGTTGATGCTGGCGAAGTCCAGTTCCCGGTCTTGCTCCAGGGCCTTGACGACGTCCAGTCGGTAGATGTCCTCGAATTGCATGGTCATCTCCCGTTAGCGTTGGGCTGACCGATTGCTACCCGCCTGGCGCATGCGCTCGGCCTGATCGGCGGCTTCCATGGCCATGTGAACCATGTTGATCAGCACTGCTGATTTCGAGCCTTCCACCTTCGGGCGGATGATGTAGTGCCCCTGCTCGATCTCCCGGCGAATGGACCGATCAGACAGGCCAGAGCGGCGCGCAAACTCCTGAACTGTTAGGTAAGGCGTGTCGATGGTGATCTGCATTCTGGTAACCTCTCTAGTGATATTGCCAAGCAAAGTTCCAAGCTTGGAACCAATAGTGGTTCCAAGGATGGAACCTGTCAAGAGGGGTGCAGAATGGATTTGCCAGAGAAGTTGAAAGCGATACGTGCCAAGGAAGGTTTGACGCAGGGGGAGTTTTGCCAGCTTGTCGATATCAGCCTCAGCAGCTGGAAGAAGTACGAGGCCTCGATCACGGAGATGGGGCTGCTGCCGTTCCTCAAGATCGTGAATCACTCACGGTTCAAGAAGTACACGCTATGGCTGGCCACCGGTGATACCGCGCCAGAGTGCGGACAGCTGAGTCCCTTCTGATCGGAAAAAGGACGTTTCGATGAGTGCTGAATATCCATCTCTCAGGACGCAGCTGATCACAGCAACTGTCCTGGCGATCCCGACGCTGTGGTTCTTCGATTGGCAATGGGGCGCCTGGGTCGCGGCGCTGTGCTTCTACCTTTTCGGTACCGCCGTTTGGCTGTCTGAAGCGCTGAAAGTCTATCGAGCAGAAAAGGCAGGTGAGCCCGCTGCGTCGTCGGACTTTGTTGACGACGATGATGTGCTGGCAGACGGGAAGGTGGTGTGGAGGGGCAGCAAGACGATCCGTTTCGCCTATGGGGACTTCCAAGGCGATCGGTCCGATCGAGAGGTTACTGTTCACCAGGTCGTCGCTATGGGGCCAACGGTAGGCCAGACCTACTTCCGTGGTCACTGCCACCTTCGGGATGAGCCTCGAACGTTCCGGGTGGATCGGATCAAGGGGCGCAAGGTGATCGATGCCGAAACCGGTGAGATCTCTACCTTCCTGAAGCTGTTCGGCCTCCGCAAATAAGCGATGTCGATCAAGAAGCTCGACACCGGGGAATGGCTCGTCGACTGCCGGCCGGAGGGGCGGGCTGGCCCGCGGATCCGCCGACGGGTCAAGTCGAAGAACGAAGCCATGCACCTGGAGCGCCGCATCATGGGCGACGGCTCCAAGGGCGAATTCGAGAAGGCTCCCAAGCTCGATGAGCGACGGCTGAGCAAGCTGATCGACCTCTGGTACACGCTCCACGGCCAGAACCTGAAAACCGGCGAGCAGCGCCTGGCTCTGCTGCTGGCGATGGCCGAGCGCATGGGCGACCCGAAGGCGCACAAGTTCACCGCCACCCACTTTGCCACCTACCGCGCGGAGCGTGCCGAGGGCAAGCACACCAGGGCGAAACCGGGCCGTGGCCTGAGCAAGGCCGACGAGAAGCCGAAGCCGATCAGCGCGAACATGCTGAACCACGAACTGGCCTACCTGCGCGCCGTGTTCAACGAGCTCGAGCGCCTGGGTGAGTGGAAAGGGGAGAACCCCTTGGCCAAGGTACGGCCGCTGAAGTTCGATGAGGCGGAGATGGCGTATCTGAGCGCTGAGCAGATCCCCGAGCTGCTCGCCGGCCTGGGCGATGAAAGCTCGCACGTGCGGCTGGTCGCCGAGGTGTGCCTGGCCACGGGTGCCCGCTGGGGTGAAGCCGAAAGCCTGCAGCCCCGCCAGGTGCGCCACGGGCTGATCCACTACAGCAAGACGAAGTCCAGCAAGAACCGCTCGGTACCGATCGACGATCAGTTGCAGAAGCGGCTGACCAAAGCCCTGCCGTTCAAGCCCAGCTATTCGAAATTCCGCGATGTGGTGGAAGAGATCGGCCTGGAGCTGCCAGACGGCCAGCTGACCCACGTGCTGCGCCACACGTTCGCCAGCCACTACATGATGAACGGCGGCGACATCCTGACCCTACAACGCGTCCTGGGCCACGCCACGCTGGCCATGACGCAGAAATACGCCCACTTCAGCCCAGGGCACCTGGCTGATGTGGTCCGCCTGAACCCCCTAGCCAAACAGATCAACCCGGACGGTAGTCCTGGTGAGCACGGGTGCGCCGATGACTGACAAGAAGAAGCCGTTCGACCTCGAAACGGCATCACTGGAGAAGCTAACTGGCCTTTCCTCTATGGCTGAGCTGCGCGAGCAGATGAATGCGCTGACGCGGCCCTCGTATCTGACTGACCTCCAGGCACAGATGGAAAGGCTGACCCAATCTTCGTACCTGACTGATTTCCAGGCACAGATGGAGGCGCTGACGCGGCCCTCGTATCTGACTGACCTCCAGGCACAGATGGAAAAGCTAACCCAGTCTTCGTACCTGACTGATTTCCAGGCACAGATGGAAAAGCTGTCCCAGCCGTCATACCTGACTGACTTTCAGGCGCAGATGGAAAAGCTGTCGCAGCCGTCATACCTGACTGACTTTCAGGCGCAGATGGAAAAGCTGTCGCAGCCGTCATACCTGACTGACTTTCAGACGCGGATGGAAAAGCTGTCGCAGCCGTCGTACCTGGCTGACCTTCAGGCGAAAATGGCAGAGCTGACTCGGCCGTCGTCTCTGGAGGAGCTCCAAAATCGGCTGTCCAGCTTGACCGGTGGTACATGGATACAGACGGAGCTGGCAGAAGTTGCCGGTTCGTATCAAGGGTTGCTGCGCGGGTCCGTGTTAGCCAGCTTCCTGGCACGCCCCGAAAGCTTTGGCGAATCAGATGCCAATGTGCAGCGCGTAGCGCGATACGACAGTCTTGATGTCAGTGATTTTGCAGACCTTGAGATTGATACCGTCCGCAGTGTTGATCTGCAGATCGTTCAGGCGATTTCGCAAGGGGACGTAGCTAAGCTGCCTCCAACTGCGATGCAGCGCTTACACTCGGTCTACGTTCAGGTCTTGGTGTATTGGGACATGCTGCTTCGTATCTTCAACACCTACATGGCATACGCATTTTTGACGGCGTTGATGTCGGGCGCTTCTGCGCCTGCCGAAGTGCATGAACGGGCTGCGCTATTGAGTAACGAACAGCGAGTGCTGCTTGCTGACGTACGCATGGTTAACCGCGAGGGTGCAAACCTCCGCGCTGAACCAACTACGCAAAGCAAGTCCATCGCTTCGCTGCCGTTCGCGCACCCGGTCGAGGTGCTCGAGTACAACGATAAGGGGTGGTACCGCGTAGAAGCAGAGACACCAGATGGGTATCTCGAGGGCTGGATGTACGTGTCAGTCACCACTCCAGTACCTAAGCCAAAGCGGCTGCGTGGACAAAAAGTGGACGCCGAGACGCTGTGA